ACTCGCAACCTACGACACCGCCACCATGATGGAGCTGCTGCAGAAACTGCAGCCTGAAGCTCCTCCGATGTGGCTGACGACGTTCTTCCCGGCCGTCCGCACCTTCGACACCCAGTACATCGACTTCGACGTGGTCGGCCCGGCATACAAGCGCCTGGCCCCCTTCGTCGCGCCGAACGTCCAGGGTCAGCCGATGGCGCTGCAGGGCAGCCACACGAACCGCTTCACCCCGGCCTACATCAAGCCCAAGGACATGGTCGATCCGAGCAAGGCGTTCGAGCGCCGCGCCGGTGAGCCCTACGGCGGCAACCTGAGCCCGGACCAGCGCATGATGGCCGCCCGCGCCGACATCGTGCGCCTGCACCAGGAGTCGATCCAGCGTCGCTGGGAGGTCATGGCTGCCAGCGCCATCCTGAACGGCTCGGTGACCGTGGCTGGCGACAACTACCCGTCGCAGACCGTCAGCTTCAATCGCGCCGGCGGACACACCGTCACGTTGGGCTCCGGCAGCCGCTGGGGCGACTCGGGTGTCAACCCGCTGTCGAGCATCGAGTCGTGGGCAACCACGCTGCACACGGCGTCGGGCTACGTGGCCACCATCGTCATCATGGGCACCAGTGCCTGGGCGGCGTTCTCGGCCAGCACCGATGTCAAGGACGCCCTGGACCGCAACAGCCGCGGCACCGAGCGCCTGATGCTGAACACCCTGCCGGGCGACGGCACCAGCCTGCAGTACAAGGGCACGGACGGCAGCCGCCAGTACTACGTGTACGCCGACTTCTACCAGGACGCCTCGGGCACCAGCACGGCCATCATGGACCCGCGCGACGTGCTGATGGCCAACCCGGCCGGCGTGAACGGCGTGCGCTGCTTCGGCGCCATCATGGACCCGCGCGCTGGTTACGTCAGCGTGCCCATCTTCGGCAAGAACTTCATTCAAGAAGATCCGGCCGGCGAGTTCGTGATGCACCAGTCGGCCCCGCTGATGGTCCCGCGTGAGCCCAACGCCACGCTGAAGGCCCGGGTGGTGGCGTGATGAGCACGCTCATCGCCAAGACCGCGGTGGTGCGCAAGACCGGCACCGTCGCCCCCGGCACCCCGTTCACCGAGGCTGACGCCAAGGAAGTGGAGTGGCTGGTGGCGAACGCCGGGGCCGTGGTGGTCCCCGACCAAGCCCCGGCTGCCGTGGTGGTCCCCGACCAAGCCCCGGTGCTGCAGGTGGGTAGGGCACGCAAGTGAGCATCTGGGCCGACATGTTGACAGAGGTGCTGGGGGAGGTGCACGCCACCTTCGGCCACGGGGGGACTTACACCCCCGCGGGCGGCGCCTCGCTCGACGTGACGGCCCGGTTCTACCACGAGATCCTGCGCCAGGGTGACCTGGACCGCGAAGGTTACGCCCGCATCATGAGCGACGAGACCATCATCGTCCTCCTGCAGTCTGAAATGACCGACCCGCCAGCCGACAGGGCTGTGATCGACCTCGGCGAGTGGGGCTCCTGGAGAGTCGCCGCCCGCGAGCCGTCGCACAACCCTGTCGAGTGGCACGTCCGCTGCACCCGTATCCGCACATGATCCGCACGTCCATCAGCGGTCTCGACCGCCTCGCCGACTACTATCGCCGCTATCCTGAGCTGGCGACGCGCGCAGGTACGTCCGCGACGAACGATGCTGCAGGTCACGCTCTTGCGCTGGCCCGGCGTGCGGTGCGCGAGGAGCTGAACCTCCCGCAGGCGTACATCAACGACCCGGACAAGCTGACCGTCGCCAAGCGCGCGGGCGGGGTGTCTAGCGAGGCCGTGGTGCTCGCCAACGCCCGCCCGATCTCCTTGGCTCGCTTCGCCACCAGCCGCACCATTGGGCGCCAAGCTGGCGGGGTGCGCGTCAAGGTGAAGCGGGCAGGTGCCACCCGCGCCATGCGCAAGGCGTTCCTGATGCCCCTGAAGCAGGGCGCGTGGGACGTGGACACCAAGGCTGGGGTCTACAACCTCGGCCTGGCGCTGCGCCTGCCACCCGGCGAGCAGATCCGCAACAAGCGGGTCGCCAAGAAGCTGCCGGGCCAGGGCAACGTGTGGCTGCTCTACGGCCCCAGCGTGCACCAGTCCTTCCGCCTGCACCTGCCCGAGATCGCCGAGAAGACAGGCGACTACTTCGAGCGCCGGTTTCTGCGCCAGATCACCCGAGGGCTGAGCCGTGGCTGACCCGAAGCGCCTCCGCGTGCTCAAGGCGGTCAGTGCCGTGCTGCAGCAGGTCACGGTTGGCAACGGCTACCAGCACGACCTGAGCCTCGCCGGTCGGGTGGCGCGCGGCCGGCTGATGTTCGGCGACAACTCGCCCACGCCCATGGTGGCGATCAACGAGCCGCTCAACCCCGACCGCGAGGCGAAACGTGCTGACGCGCGTGGGACGCTGGCGGCCGAGCGGTGGTCGCTCCTGGTGCAGGGGTGGGCCGCTGATGACGACGCGAACCCGACTGACCCGGCCCACCTGCTGATGGCTGATGTCAAGAAGGCGTTGGCCACCATCAACGTGGAAGGCCACGCCAACTACCGACTGGGCGGGCTGGTCGGCAAAATCACTCTGGAACCTGGCACGGTGCGTCCGCCCGAGCGTGAGGTTTCGGACAAAGCGTTCTTCTGGCTCCACGCCATTGTGGAGTTGGTAGAGAACACCCTTGACCCCTACGGGTCGTAATTGACGGAGGCCACCATGGCAAACCAAGTCCTGGGTCGAGGCAAGTTCTACTTCGATCCGTTCACCACCGAAGCTGCCAAGGTCCTGACCGGCAGCCGCGCCCTCGGCAACGTGCCGGAGGCTTCCATGTCCGTGGAAACCACCACGCTGGATCACTTCTCCAGCGAGCAGGCCACCCGCGTCAAGGACAACTCGGTCCAACTTGAAGTCAACCGCACGTTGGCGTTCACCATCGACTCGATGACGGACGACAACCTGGCGATGTTCTTCGGCGGCACCACGTCCACCGTGACGCAGACCGCGGCCACGGCCAGCACCAGCGTGTTCCCGGTACTGACCGGCGACCGTTGGTATCAGCTCGGTGTGACCAGCGGCAACCCGGCCGGCGTGCGCAACGTGTCCAGTGTGGTCATCTCAGGCGGCACGCTGGGTACCGACTTCACCGTCGATGGCACCAACGGCCGGGTCTACATCGTTGACGGCGGCGCGTTGGACGGCGACACCGCCGTGACGGTGACCTACAACGTGGCTGCCAGCACCCGCTCGCGCATCACGGCCAGCACCAGCACCACCAAGGTGGGCCGCCTGGAGTTCATCTCCGACAACACGGCCGGCGACAACCACGTGTGGGTGTTCCCTTACGTCAAGGTGACCGCCTCGGGCGAGATGACCCTGATCGGCGAGGACTGGGCCAACGTCGGCTTCAACGTCGAAGTGCTGCGCACCAGCGACACCGTCGAGGCCGTATACTGCGACGGTACGCCAGTGACGACGTAATCAGGAGCGAACCTTGAGCCTTGCCGAAATGCGCAAGGCCCTGCCGCGAGAAGAGGTCTCCTACATGGGGACCTCTTTTTTCGTCCGGGGCCTTTCACTGACCCACGTGTCAGCACTCGTGGCCTCGCGCCGCGCCGAAGTGTCCGCGGCCCTGGAGCAGTGGTCGGACGCCAAGGGTGACGCGGGGGTCTTCGCCTCGACCCTGTTGAGCACGCTGCCGGGCCTGGTGGCGCAGGTCATCGCCGAGGCTGCCGACGAGCCCGACATGGCCGAGGCTGCGGCAGGTCTGCCCGCTCCCGTGCAGGTCGAGGCCCTGGCGGCGGTGGCGCGGCTCACCTTCGAGAGCGTTGACCGCGCGGGGGAGTTCCTGGCCACCGTGGTGCGGGCGATCCAGGCCGGCAAGGCGGTGGCCGCCCGAGCGACCTCGGCTGGCTGAGCGGCCTGCGGGCCGACTGCTCGATGCTCATGGCGCAGGGGCACCCCGAGGCACGCCACTACCCCCTGTGGATGCTGTGGTCAGATGCGACAATCGCGCGTAACCGCGTCACGCAGCAGATGGTCACAGAAGCCGTGGTGCTCCAGACTGCGATCGGGGCACTACTCGGCAAGGCCGGGCACAAGGCGTGGAAGGATCTGGTCAAGCAACTGACCCCAAAGTGAGCACCGCGCCATGGCCAATGAGAATCGAGTCGAGCTAGTCATCCGGGCGAAGGACCTCGCCAAGAAGTCCATCGCCGACCTGGCTGATGTGATCGACCGGCTGCAGTCCGAACTGGACAGCGTCGACAAGGCCGGCGGCCCGGCCAGCCGGTCGGTTGCCGAGCTGAAGCAGCAGCTCACCGACCTGAAGACCGTCAGCGACGAGATCACCAAGCGCCGCTCGCTGGCCGAGAGCTTCACCGCTCAGGGTGCCGCGGTTGCCAAGCTGTCCGACCAGCTCGAAAAGGCCAAGGCAGCCGTGCTCGCCCACAAGGAGGCGATGGGGGCCACGGCCAAGGCCAGCAAGGACCAGAAGGATTCGCTGAAGGCCCTGGAGGACGTGGTCCGCACGTCGCAGCGGCAGTACCAAAGCGCCCTCGGTGTGCAGGACCGCCTGACGCGCCAACTGTCCGACCTCGGCCTGAGCGCAACCACGGCGGCCGGCGACATTCAGACCCTGAGTCGAGCCGAAGCCAAGCTCGACGCGCAGTGGCAGAAGGCCGAGACCAACCTGCGCTCGCGTGACCGGCTGTTGCGTGACGCTGCAACTGCGGCCTCCGACAAAGCCAAGGCCGACAAGTTCTTGGCCGAACAACTCAAGACCACCGCCAGCCTGCAGGAGACCGTGGCTGCTGGTGCCGAGCGGCTGGCCCGCGCCCGCGAGCGCGCTGCCGCGGTGGGGGCTGACACCACCCGTGTCGACCGCTTCAGCGACAACAGCCTGCGCCCCGAGGTGCTGCGCACCGCCGAGCGTGCCGAGCGAGCCTACGCGGCAGCCGTGCGCGCCACCGAGGCCGCCATTGCTGCGCGCAACGCCGAGTTGGCCCGGGACAAGTTCCGTGCGGTGGCGGATGAGGCCACCAAGGCGTCCGAGGCCGCCCGCGCGCTGGCGCGCTCCCTCAAGCTGCCGGAGCCCACCACCAACGCCAAGGCCATCGAGGCGATCGTCAACCCGGCCAAAGCCGCGGCTGCCAGCCTGACCACCATCTCGGCGGCGCTCGACCGCATCGACGCCCTGCCGGTGGCCGAGCAGTTCACCGCGGTCAAGGCCAGCGCCAGCACCCTGGACGAGGCGCTCAAGAAGGTGGGGCAGGCAGCCAAGAGCCTGGACGCGCTCACGGCGCAGAAGGACGCCTTGCGCGACGCCAACGCGCAGTACGCCCAGGCTGAGCGCCGGATGGAGGCCCTGTCCAACCAGGTGCGCGCCAGCAACGCGCCCAACGCCGAACTGCTGGCCACTTTCCGCCAGCAGCAGACCACGGTGGCGGCCACAGCCAGCGCCGTCCAGCAGGCCAGCCAGCGATACCTCGAAACGCGCACGGCGCTGCAGCAGTTCGGCGTGTCCACCAACGACGTGGTGGCCGCCCAGCAGCAACTGGCCGCCACGGCGCAGCGCATCGGGGCAGTGCAGCGGGATGCCGCCACCACAACCGCCCTGCGTGCCGCAGCCGAGCGCGAGCTGGCCGCGCAGATCCGCGCCAACCAGCCGCTGCAGGACGCAATGGCGGCCGGCGAGCGCAAACTGTCAGCCGCGCGCAAGGAAGCTGCAGCGGCCGGCGCAGACCTGTCCCGTGTGGACGCCTTCCGCGGGGACACCTTGCGCCCCGAGGTGCTTAAGACTGCCGAGCGTGCCGAGCGCGCCTATGCGGCGGCGGTGGGTGCCACGGCAGCAGCCCTGGCCGCCCGCAAGGCTGCCGTGGCGCGCGACGAGTTCCGTGCCACGGCCAACAACGCCAACGTGGCCGCGGAGGCTGCCCGTAGCCTGGCGCGAGCCCTGCAACTGCCCGAGCCGCGCGTCAACTCCGCGGCCATCGCCGCCATCATCCAACCTGCCAAGGAGGCATCGGCCAGCCTGGCGGGAGTGGCCACAGTTCTTGAGCGCGTCAACGCCGTGCCCATCAAGGCGCAGACCAAGGCGCAGTTCGACGCCCTGCGCGACAGTGCCGCCCCGCTGGCGGATGCGCTCAAGCGGGTGGAGCAGGCCGCCAAGGGCCTGGACGCGCTCAACGCGCAGCAGGCAGCCGTGCAGCAGGCCGGGCAGGCATACGCCGATGCCCGCGCCAA